TTGAAAGGCATCCAACTTCCCATATCACCAACAAATACAGGGAATCCATCTATTTCTGAAATTTCTTTAGCATGGTCATGTGCCTTTTTACTACTCTTAAATGCTCCACGTACCTTGAATGCATAATCAACACGAACATCAGGACCAAAGTGTTCCTTAAGACGATTTTTCAATAAGACTTTATGTTCTTTTTTGTATTCACCATAATGATCCATAAATTCCATGAAAGTTTCTTCTAAAAATCTCTTCTTTTCGATGTTATCGACTTCAGAATCACCTGTAACAGGTGGTTGTTTTTGTAAAAGTTCAATAAGTTCTTCACGCTTAACTGATTCAGCGATAAAATATGCAAAACACAATGTTTCTGCTTCTTCTAAAACAGTACGTTTTGGTGGACAAAAAGAGACACAGAAATGCTTTTGTTTTCTAATTTCTGGATCAACTGTTAGGTAATCTTTCTTTATCGATTTCTCTTTATTCTTAAATTCTTCTTCAATACGTTTTTTGACAATCTTGTCAATCTCCTTAGAATAAACTTCTGACATTTTATATTATATATTATTTGATTAATAAGGTTGTTAACGCACGCAAAAAAAAATTAGAAATAAATTAGATACTCGGAATAAATTCATATCCAGTAATATTACAAATATTGTACCAAATTTGGTCCATATTTTGCAATTTTTGTTTGGATTTAAGAAGTGGAAAATGTTCCAGAAGTTCATCACATGTTCCTATGAGTTCTACACATTTATGCAAAACGTAATTATAACTCGGGAAATTCTTGCGATTTTCTGGACAACATTTCTTAAAAGCAATCTGAATCTGTTTAAACATTTTTTCTAATCGGGCTTCAATATGTGGAGGAATTGTTGGTGGACCTTGACCACCGAGTTTAGTTAGAATAAAAGGAATATGCTCATAATATTTGTTCAATCCGAGTTCCCGAAGAATTTCCTTCATCTTCTTATTATTAATTTTATGCATATTGTTAGAATAAATACCCTCTTCATTTAATTTTTCAATAATCCTATTGAAAATAGCATTAGAAATATCGGTACGCTCTTTGCCCTGACATTGTTCCATACATTCCCTAAAATGAGTAATCTTTTTGTAACTGAAATAATTGGATTCCTGAGGAACCATACCATCAGAATAACTTTGTTTGTTGTCTTCGATAATAGTATGATCAGTAAGCCCACAATTGGTACAAACAATTATGCCTTCCAAAGAATTTAGTTCTCGCTCTTTTTGACAATTATGACACCAATAAATTGTATCATGTTTTTTGGCTTTTGGAGTATAACTGGGATCCAATTTTTTAAGATACTGTTCATATATTTCAGCGCGATCTTCATGTCCACCTTCTGGGCAATAATAATCATAAAGATGTTCCATTGCATCAAGATAATAATCAGTCTCTTCATTATTCGATTTTAGTGAATCAATTTCCTTCGTTAATTCACTAATTTGTGTTTCAAGACTAAATAACTCAATACGCTCCTTTTCGGTTTGTTCGATTAAAGATTTCTTTTGCAATTTCGCTTTCCGAGAGATATATGTAGCAAGTTTCTTTTCCAAAATAGGTAATTGTTCCTGATATGTCTTGTAAAAAGTAGCTATCTCTTTATGCTTGGCACCAAGTGTAAGGTTCCCTAAATCATGTTTAGCATTGATTTTTATACCTTTTTTATGCACCATATATATACTGTACATTTTGTGTTAGTCTTTAAAGTCACACAAAAAAATAAATGTAATTACTTAAGAACAAATAAATCCTGGGTACAATACACGATAAGTGTGATAACCTACTGCACCAACGCCAAGAATACCGACACCAATAAGCATCCGTTTCATACCTTCTGAAGGAGGGGAATCAGGATTTTGAACAACAAGATTGTATCCAACATAAGCGAGTATTAGTCCAAGAATAACGTGGAAAACACGAATTAAAAGTATGCAATCTATTTATATAATAGAACAAAATATTTATAAGAAAAGTCGTGCAAACCAGGCAAGACCAAGACCACCAAGTATAAGAACCCACATTGTTTTAGGTGATGGTTTGGGTACAAATTTGACATCAAGGAAATAAGCAGTTCCCCAACTAATTCCAATAATAATTCCTAAAATACCAACAATAAGAAGTATTAATGCTACACCAGTAAATATACCAGCCATATTGTATATTATAATCTATGAATTTTTTTATGTATTTGCGGGGAAGATGATTGTTTAAGTATGCTGTCAAAATTGGTTTACGTTTAACTAAGAATCCAGAAATAATAATAAATGTTGCAATACATTCTTCAACACATGTTTAAACTTAATGAATTTTATTTATTTTATTGAATGAATAAAAAAATTATCCATAAATCCACGTTTTTGCTTTCAAAGATCCACTAACAATTCCAACAATTAATTTCTGCAAGATGACAAAGTTGTTAATACCTGATCTCGCAGAAAAACTGAGGACTGCACAAAGTTGTGGGATATCTTCAAGGAATAACAGGACACCATGTCTTCCACTACTATAATTAGCACATGATCCTCTTCTGGCTTGATGATCTTCTTCAGTAATTTCTTGATTAATAATGTATTTTCTGTGGATATTAAGACTAAACCAGCAACTCCATGTCCAATAATACATGATACAGTTTTTATTACAGTCTTTTCTAATTCTGTGTACTTTTTGGTAATTACACGGGTTTACCATTTCAAAACATGGCGCAACAGTTTCGAGACCAACAATGAGTGCAGATGTAATTAATGCAAACATGGCAACATAACTTTCCCAAATTGTAATTCCATTTGCAGTGTTAAACTTATCAATTTCAAAGATGAATAATAAGTCAGTAAAAATGTCATAAAATTCTGAAGCAGGTTCTACAAATAATAGAACGAAGTGCCAGAGTCTTGTGTACCAAGGATAACCTTGAAAAGTCTTTTGTCCTTCGGGATCTGGATAGAGCATTTGTGTGTGTCATAATTGTAGATATTTTCATTTTTTTATCAATTACCATGACTAATTGCTTCATCCCATAACCAAAGTCCAATACCAATATTTGGAACTGTTCCAAATATAATTAATAATATTCCAAATAGTATATTAATTCCACCTTTAATAAATAGAATTCCAGCAACTATAAGTGATAAAAGACTAATAATAAATATATTAAATCCGTAAAGTTTTAATCCCCCACCATTGGAGAGTTTCACTAATACCCATTGTTTGTATACATTCTCTTGATATTTTTTTGTAAAAAAATTAAAACCATGTTAATGATGGATTACTGTTTGTTATTACATTGGATTTAAATAAAGTGCGATAAATAATACATGTCAAATACAACAAATTCACTTCCTCCACGTCTAGGAACAAGAATAGAATCAAATCCTTGTTTATTTAAAATTCTTTGATTATAATTATTATAATTGTCACCAACATTTAATAGTTTACCTAATTCTACTTCACATTGTAAAATAGCACCATGATGTTGAGCTTTGTGAAATGTATTACTTATATTATCTGCAAAATATATAGCACCTCCAACAATTCCATTTGTTCCTAATTTCATACCATTCTTAATAATTTTTTCTACAGAATCTTTCGATGTTTGATGATAAAGAGTTGTCATTTTTTATATGCTATAAATAATAATCAATATTATTATGCCTTGTTTAGTGCCTTTTGACACAGTTTGTCAAGAATGTGGGGTGAGATACAGAACTAAGGTATATTGTAAATGGACAAATCTTAGTCAAGCATTTGCACCAGGAAGACAGATTTTGTGTATTGGCGATAATTTTGAATGTAGAACCGATGTTCATTGTTTGTTTGATATTGGTCCACTAAAACAAGGAACTTGTCTAACAATGAGCTTGTATAAAGAGAATCAAAAATTAATTGTTGAGTTGTTTCGCTTTGGTGAGAATATTGTTTATTCTTTTGAACGAGCATGTCCTGGTGAAGAATTTGTGTATAAAGGTGTAGAAAATGTAGATGTATAAAAAATAAATTTTAATATACACAATGATACTTGAATGTCATTGGTAATTCAGTCATTAGTAGAAAATGATCTACAATTTCTTTAATTTTATGATATTCTTTATGTGATATTCTTAAAAGCCTAATATTATTTTTAAGACAATATATTGTCTTAATTTTATCATTTATAATTCTTTTTTCCAAATATTTATCACCTCCAAATATTTTTACTGGATGAAAATGTTGAATACCGTCATATTCAATAGCACATTCTTGATTATTATATGTGAAATAGAAATCAAGTCTATGTTTTCTTGAATCGTTTAATTTCAAACAATCGATCCTTTTTTCATGTTCAAATATAATTCCTAATTCATGTAGAATAACAGAAACTCTTTCTTCTCCAGTACTTTTATTACATGAAGAACAACCCTTTCCTTTAATATGTGAATTTGCTTCTTGTGAAAAAAATCCATGAACAGGACATATTATTTTTACATTTTTATGAGAGCCTTTATAATTGGTAATAGAATAATCATAAAAATCTCCATGAACTTTTTGTGCATCTATAATAAATTGATCAATAGATTTTGTTGTTTGTGACTGAACTTTTATAACACCACATTTAGGACATCCATGTGATAATTGTAAATGATTATTTGGTTTTTGTTCAAATGAACCATGTTTTTTACATATAATTATAACTTTAGTTTGACTATTTATATAAATTACTTGAGAATAATCAAATTTATTTCCATGAATTTTTTGTGCATCGATAATAAATTGTTTAGTTCCTTTGGATTGTCGTTTACTTGAATTTATTGATCTACATTTAAGACATCCTTCTTTACCTTTTGTATGATCTTTGGCTGATTGATAAAATTTACCATGTTTCTTACAAATTATTGGAATTTTTGTTCTATTATTTTTGTATTCTGTAAATTTTAATAAATCTGTATAATCATATTTATTATCATGAATTTTCTTACTTTTTTCCACAATTTCAAGAATTGTTAGTGGTTTTCCCATAATCGCTTATGAATTTAATTTTTTTATTATATTGATTAATCAATTTTATCTTTAAGATCTCTAGTAAGTTTTTCATCTTAGATTAATTAGAACAGGATGAAAAGCTTACTTGAGATCTTATATTATTTTTTAATAATTAATGTGTTTATTTCCAAAATTTTTTATCTCAACTAATTATATAAACCAAAATGCCTGGTGGACTTATTCAATTAGTAGCTGTTGGCGTACAAGACGAAAAGCTTACACGTGATCCCGAAATCACTTTCTTCAAATCCGTTTATGATCCATATGTAAACTTTGCTATGGAATCAATTGAAAATACTTTCCAAGGTGTCTGTGACTTTGGTCGTAAAGTTCAAGTAGATATTCAACGTAATGGTGATCTCGTAACCAAGATGACTCTTGAAGTCGATGTTCCCGAACTCGTTGATGCTACTGGAACTGGTGTTGCTGGTGTTTCATGGGCACCTACCCTTGGACATACTCTTGTTCGTCAAGTTTGTGTCAACATTGGAGGAACTGATATTGATCGTCATTATGGTATTTGGTGGGATGCATGGACTGAACTCACTCTTCCTACTGGAAAGCGTGTCGGTTACAACCTTATGATTGGACAACAAAATGTTCAACCAGTTGTTGGTCTTCCTAATGGTGGACCGGGATCTCCCACTCCCCAAATTACCGCTGTTACCCTTCGTACTGTCGGTAACCAAACTTGCAAGAACAGCATTGCTCCCCTCGATCCTACTGTCAAACTTGGTCATGCTGCTCAACGTTTGTACATCCCTCTTCGTTTCTGGTTCAATGAGAACTGGGGTCTTGCACTTCCTCTCATTGCACTTCAATTCCATCAAGTTCGTGTTCAATACGAGTTCCGTTCATTTACTGAATGTGTTGTCTTGTGTCCTTGTGATGCTAATGCTGGAGATGTTGCTCCTTCCATTGGTCCTGGAGGTCCTGGAACTATCAGTCCCTTGAACCTTGATAACTGTGTTCTCTGGGTAGATTACATCTATCTTGATAATGATGCTCGTCAACATTATGCTCAAAACCCTCATGAGTACCTCATCAAGCAATTGCAATACAATCAAGGTGACGGTGTTACCACTTTCACTCCTCGTGTTCGCTTGAACTTCAATCATCCTACTTCTGAACTTGTTCTCTGGTTCCAAGAGGATGATGCTGTTAACCGTGGTACTTCACCTAACTGTCCTGGTGGAGCCATTTATGGTGGAAACCAATGGAATTTCTATGCTGTCTTCGATGCTGCTACTGGTCCTCTTCT